CCCTACGAGTGCTGACCATGAAACGGATGCGGCCCGATTAGCGACGACAGACGGTGCGGGATTTCCTCGCCGCCCTGGAGCGGACGTGGTTGTGCCGTCACGGTCAATGGAATCGGGACAAGCTGTTGATGGACCTGGAGAACGAATTGAAACAGAGACGAAAGGACAGGAGCAATGGCAAAGCGAAGTAGTGCTGTGATAGAGGCTCCGGTGGTGGCTGTCGAGGGGGCAGCCACAACGGAGACGGCGTTGGCGGCGAGAACGCCGGAGGTGGATCAACTGGTGAAGGTGGCCGTCGAAGGTGGGGCGGCAGTCGAGACGTTGCGGGAGTTGCTGAATCTGCGGCGGGAGGCCAAAGCGGACGCGGCGCGGGATGCCTACACGGAGGCGATGGCGCAGTTCCGGGCCAAATGCCCGCCGATCCTCAAGACGCGGGTGGTGGACTTCACCAGCGCGAAGGGCCGGACGAACTACCGGCACGCCGGCCTGAGCGAGTCGATTGAGCAGATCAAGACCCTTCTCGGCGAGTGCGGGCTGAGCCATTCCTGGCGCACCGAGCAGCCGGACGGGATGGTGAAGGTGACTTGCACTGTGACGCACGCCTTTGGGCACAGCGAGGCGACAAGCCTGTGTGCTCCGGTGGACCTGACGGGCAACAAGAATCCGATCCAAGCGATCGGGTCCACGGTGACGTACCTGGAGCGGTACACGCTGTTCGCCCTGTTGGGTCTGGCGGCACAGGAGGAGGATGACGACGGCCAGGGGGCCGGTGGGAACGGGGTGATTTCTGTGGAGCAGCAAACCGAGATCGAGCGGCTCCTGAAAGAAACCAAGTCGAACCGGCAGCGGTTTTTGGCGTGGGTGGGCGTTGAGGGTGTCGAGGACATTCCGGCGAACCGGTACGACGCGATTGTGGCCACCTTGCGGAGGAAGTCGGCATGAGTGTGTTGGTGGAGGTGGAACAGAGATCGGATGAATGGCTCAAGCTCCGGTGTGGCGTGGCGACGGCAAGCTGCTTCGACAAGATCATTACGCCGGCGACCGGCAAGGCGAGCGCGTCGGCGCTGGCGTATCGGCGCGAGTTGCTGGCGGAATGGTTGATGGGGGAGCCGGTGTCGGTCAAAGAGTCGGGTTGGATGCAGCGGGGCACCGAGATGGAGCCGGAGGCGCGGGCGTTCTACGAGTTCGAGGCGGACGCCGAAGTGACCGAGGCGGGGTTTGTGTTCTTGGATGAACGCAGGCAGATCGGGTGCTCGCCGGATGGACTGGTGGGCGACGATGGCTTGATCGAGATCAAGTGTCCCGCGCCGAACACGCATGTTGGCTACCTGATCGACGCGAAGCTGCCCACGGCCTACATCCCCCAGGTCCAGGGGGCGTTGTGGGTGACGGGCCGCAAGTGGTGCGATTTTGTGAGCTATCACCCAGAGATGGAGTCGTTGATTGTCCGGGTGCGCCGCGACGAGCCGTACATCGCGAAGATGGCGACGCTGATCGAGGCGTTTGTCGCGACGATGCTGGAAGAACGGGAGATCCTGCTGTCACGGGGACTTGGACCGAAGCAGTAGACCACGGAGGGTTGGATTCCACGGATGGAATGGATTGGCGAAACGATAGATGAACAACCGGCGACGGACTGGCCGGCGATCCACAAAGCGTGCATGAAGCACAAGCGGTTCGTGGTCGAGGTCCGCAAGTATGACGAAGAGCGGGAGATCAGCCGCCAGCAGATGGCTTACCTGCATGGCGTGGTGTTCCCGACGATTGCCCGCGAGATGCACGTGTCGCTGTGGGAGGCGGAGTTGCTGTGCAAGACCCAGGCGGGCGAACAGTGGTTGGTCAAGAAGATGGGCGACGTGCGATTCATTCTGAGCAAGACGGGCATGAGCGTGAAGGACTGCACGGAGTGGATCGAGAACATCTTCGATTGGGGTGACCGGAACGGCATCTTCATTCCACCGCCGGACAAGACATGGTGGCGGCGGCGCATAGAGCCGGAACAAGGCGATAGTTTGAGAACGTGACACTTTTTGGAGACGAATCATGGCAGCGTTCAATCAGGTGTTGCTGATGGGCAATGTGACCAGGGAAATTCAGATGTCATACACACCGGGCGGCACGGCAGTGGCCGACTTCGGGTTGGCGGTCAACCGCAAGTGGAAGGATCAGGCCGGACAGCAGAAAGAGGAAGTGCTGTTTGTCGATTGCCGGGCCTTTGGGAACATGGCCACGACAATCAACCAGTACATGCAGAAGGGCTCGCCTATCTTTGTGCAGGGGCGACTGGTGCTCGACACCTGGACCGCGAAGGACGGTACAAAGCGCTCCCGGCATCGGGTGACGCTGACGGGCTTCCAGTTTCTGGCGAGCGGCAACCAGGGCCAGCAGCAGGGCAACCGTAGCCGACAGCAGCCCCCACAACAGCAGGCTCAGGGCCAGCAGCAGGCTCCGCCGCCCCCGGGCCAGCGACAGCCGGGGTGGGACGATGACTTTGGCCCGCCGCCGAGCGACAGCGACATTCCTTTCTGAGCAGGAGGCACGGATGCAGCAGCTACACGTGGTACAGAGCAAGGATGCCGGAGCGGTCTTTAGGGAGTTGGGGGCGATTCTCTGGACTCGCTACGGGGAGACCGTCGTGGACGCGGCGACCGATGTGCAGTTGGAGGCGCCTGAGCCTATCAGCAGCGACGAATTGCTGCGGACGGGGTTCATGGCCGGGGTGCGCGTGGCGATGGTGGAGATGTTGTCTGGCCATATCGAAATGGAGTTCATCCATGACCGGAAGACAGAAGTGCCCAAGGGTCCGGTCGCCCAAGCGGGTGCCGTACGAACGCCTGTACGATCCCTGCCAGGACGCGCGTTGCGATGGTTGTGGCGGTGCATTTGAGGCCGGTGACATGGTGGTGGTCTGTGAGACGCAGATCAATGACTTTCCTGACGATGACGTGGTGAAGATGTGCCACGAACGGTGTCATGACCGAGTTCAAGCAGTTGACTCTTTGGGTGGCGGGCCACAGCGTTCACGACGATGAGCGTGGCATGTGCTGCCCGGACTTCTCCTGTTGCCGGCCGCAGTTGCAGGCGGATCAGGTGACGCGGTGGCGGTTCATGTCCGCGTACATCAGTGCGTGCGGCCGGCCGGGGAACGAGGACACGGTTCGTGGGCAGGCGATGGTGATTGGGATGTTGAACGGGTTTCTGGAGAGATTGGTGCGTGGGCTCGGGGCCTACGTGGTTCGTGAGTAAGCAAATGGAGTGAGCATGTCTGACACGGATGTTTTGCCCCTGTTTCGACAGGCGTATCGAGACTCTTATCCCCCGACATCGGCGATCGCCGCCGAGGACGTCACTTCCAGCGGCAAGCGGCGATCTCAGTGCAGGTCCATCGTTCGTGCTCTGGTCAGCCACGGTATTGACAAGCCCGTAGAGGCTCTGACCTTCGCGGAGATCGCCTGCCTGCTGGACTGGCCACACGATCACATTCACAAGCGGATGAAGGATTGCCAACGGTGCGGGCCGTGGCCGGTGGATGGGGTGCTGTATGGGGTCCAGGTCGGTGCGGCCCGGACCTGCACGAAGCGGGGGACGCAATGTTCGACGTACTACGTGGACCGGGAGGGGCTGATATGAGAATCAAGATCGACCCTGAGTTTGCGAATCTGTTGCCGGCACTGTCCGAGGGCGACTGCGAGATGCTTGAAGAGTCGCTGCTGAAAGATGGCTGCCGAGATGCCCTGATTACCTGGAACGGCACGCTGGTTGACGGCCACAACCGCTACCGACTCTGTACCAAGCACAACCTGCCCTTCAAGACGGTCGAGAGGGAGTTCAAAGACCGGAATGATGCCAAGCTGTGGATTCTCAAGAATCAGCTTTCCCGCCGCAATGTCAGTGACTTCCAGCGGATCGAGATCGTCAGCAAGATAAAGCCGCTGATTGCTGTGCGGGCGAAGGAGAGGCAGAAGGAGCACGGTGGTACAGCACCGGGGAGGGGGAAAACACTTTCACAGAAATCTGTGAAAGTGATCGACACCCAGAAGGAAGCCGCCGCACTGGCCGGAGTCAGCCACGACACCTTCCACAAGGGCGAGACGATTCTGAAATCCGACAAGGTGGACCAGGAGATAAAAGACAAGCTCCGTCGCGGTGAGAAAGGCGTCTCGATCAACAAGGTCTACAATGATTTGAAGTGCAAGAAGCGGGAGGATTCGGGGTCGACCAGCCTGCCGCCTCCACCAAAGGCACAGGACCCCAAGAAGAAGGGCGCGCCTCGGGGCAGCTATGACGACTGGCGCAAGCTGACCGAGCTTGCGGAAACAGTCAAAGGTGTAACGAAGGAAATGGAGACGTTGCGCGTCGACGCGCAACACCGGATTCCGGCAAGGATGTTGTGTGAATCCTTGGCGGAACGGTTCAGGAAACTATCACGGAAACTTGTGGAGTAAGAATCATGTACCAGGAAAGCACTGACCCAGCCAAGAAGATGGTGACACCCAAAGAAGCCGAGCGATTTCTTGCCCTCAATAACTTCCCTGGGCAACGGCCCTATAACCCCGTGAAGGGCCGTGCCTATGCCGACAACATGGCAAAGAAGTCCCATCGACGCATTGAAATCGCTGTCGCGAAGGTGCAGGAGACGGGCGTTCGCTACCTGATGAACGGACAGCACAACTGCAATGCCGTCCTTATCCACAACAAGCCGTATCCTGCTATTGTGTCGTACTACACGTGTGACACGATGGAGGATGCGTGGAGACTATTCGCAACCTTCGATGTTCACGCGAGTCGGACGGAACGACAGTTCATGCACTCTCGCCGCGGACTGTTCAAGGACGAACGCTTGCATGGTATGCCCCTTCGCGTTCTGCAATGCTGCGGGACGGCCCTTTACGCACTCGGAGATGGCATGGAACCACAGTTCATGATTCCGACGACGCACGTCAAGACCGAGAAGGCGGACCTCGTCGAAAAGTATTCCGAGGATGTTCTGTTCGTGAGTCTGTTTACCGAATATCGGCACATGATGATCGTGGGATGCGTCGCCGCCATCATAGCAACGGGACGCAAGAACTCCACGGCGGCCCTTGACTTCTGGACGGGGGTTGGGACAGGCGAGATGTTGGTGAAGTCCGATCCTCAGTTCAAGCTCCGCGATTCCCTTATGAACTTGAAATTCCTCGCAGGTCTTCGCGGAACCCGTTCCAGGCAGAGGGCGATGTTTAATCTCTGTGGGACGTGGTGGAACGCATGGCGCAGCGGCCAACAGCGAGGTAGTGTGAAAATCAACGCAATGAACGGAATGGTGAAGGTCGTTGCGTGACTTCTTCATGGCCTTTTGTATTCAACGGAGTGACGCATGGGCAAGGATGGCAAATCGGGTACATATCGAGAGAAGCTGCTTGATCCACGGTGGCAGAAGAAGCGGCTTGAGATTCTCGACCGCGACGAATGGATGTGCATGAAATGCGGCGACATGGAAAACACGCTTCATGTGCATCACCAGATGTACTTCTTTGGCGTGGACCCTTGGGACTATCCCGAGGGGTTGCTTATCACTTTGTGTGAGTCCTGCCACCAAAAAGAAACGGAAGAGGCAAGGCTATCTGTTCCTTTTCTCACGGAGACTCTGCATGCAAAGGGCTATTGGGCTTCGGATTTCCGAGAGATAGCCGCCGGCTTTCAATATATGCACATGGCCATGTCGAAGTTTCCACGCAGTGTCGTTGCCAAGATGATTCATTGGGCTCTCCAGGATGAAACGATGGCGCACCTCATATCAGATGGTTATTGCCAGGAAATGAGACGAAGGTCTATGCAAAAGATCGACGCCGAAGGGGACGTGGAGTGACTCGTTACTACATCCGGGAATGGGACAAGCGGTACGAGGTGGACAGCAAGGGCCGATCGCTCCAAGGGAAGTTCCCCAAGCGTGCTGGGCCGTTGGACTATGTCCGGCTCAAGGTCAATGGCCGATCGTTGGGCATTGGGTGGCGACGGTTGATCCAGGTTGCCGGTGTCCGGGAAGCGCCGGGAGTTTTCGGCATCTTCTGCAAAATTCTGGAAGTGGCGGCAGATGCCCCCCGCGATGAGCGTGGTTATGTGGACGACACGCCGGAAGAGCCCCTTGCCTTCCTGCTTGGTCTTGATGAGGTGGACGTGGCCAAGGCGCTCAGGGTGCTGTCGTCGTCTCCACTGGACTGGTTGGTGTGCGATGATGCTCGGCAGCAAGATAGTGCTAAAGCGGAAAATCCCGAATACAACTCAACTCAACTCAACACAACACAACCAGAACAACTCAACACAACCGCCCGGACTTTCCCGGAAGATTCCGGGAATCTCCGGGAAACGGACGACGACAGCGACAACCCCCTTTCTGGCTTCGATGAACTGGTGGCTTTCTGGAATACCCTTGGGCTTGAGATGGTCAAGGAGTCTGAATATCTGTCGTTGGAGCCGAGATACGTTGCCCTGGTGACAGGTGTTCCACCGAACCGATTCAGTCACGAAGAGATCATGGGGGCGATGAAGAACTACAAGGTGGCCAGGGAGTTTCCCAATTCGCAGGCCCATCCCCACACGCTGGGCAAGTTCCTGGTGAATACCGCGTTGCTAACGAAGTATCTGCCGGGGGTGTTCAACCTGCCGGACCACGACCGTAGCCGGTTCAATCCCAAGGGCAACGAGCGAAACATACCACAGGAGGTGGAGGACTACCGTGAACGGCAGCGACGCTTCTTATCTGGCGAGTGAGTTCAAGGCCCTGTACGACGCCTGGGAGCCGAGCCCGGCAGAGGTCAATCTGTACGTGGACCTGTTCCAGCGATTTGAGCGGGTGCTGGTCAACGAAGTCATGCGGAAGTACCGGATCAGCGCCGAGGGCGATCGGCGGGTGCCGAAGATTTCGACGCTCAAGGGGTTGCTGTTCAAGGCGGCGGCACAGAAGGCGGCCGAGGGCGGCAAGATCAAGTCGGGTCCGAAGCTGGCGTATCGCATCGAGAGCGTCGACGGCAAGTACAAGCTCGAGTTCTGGTGGCCCGGAGGTTGTCCGATGCCGGAGTGGGACGAGTTGCTGGAGAAGCACGCCTCGAAGGCGTTGAGCAAGGTGACCGACACCTACAAGGGCGAATGGCTGATTGTGCGGCCCGAGCCGGACAAGCCGATGGGCCAGTTGCGGGGACGCCAGGCCATGCTGGAGGCCGAGGCGATCATTGCAATGCAGGCCGAAGAGACATTGGGGAAGAGGTGGTTAGCGAAGCACTACGAGCGAAAGACGAGGCTGGCGAGTGCGGCGGATCTGGTTTCGGCGGTGGCAAAGAGCACAGCGGCGAAGGACATGCCACGCAAGTCCGTCAAGCTGATGGTACGGGAAATGATGGCCGGCCGCCGGGCGGAAGAGACGAAGGTGTTCGCGCCCGAGCCGCTGCCGGAATGTGAGCACGCCGGGCTGAGTGACGAGCAGTTCTTCGCGGCCAATCCGGTCGAGTTGGACGGGGTGTTTTGACCTGTGGTTTTTGGGATTTCTGTTTTTGAAAGGAGGCATGACATGCCTGACGCAGTCAACGGGTTCCTGGAACAGCTTGCCAGGACGCACAACAACACGGTGGAGGTGGCCAAGCGGCTGCTCGGTGACAAGGAGCACGTGGAGGTCACGTTCCAGCAGGATGTGGTTCAGCCGATCCGCGCCGAGAGTCCACCGCGGGCTCACGTGTTCTGGTCGGTGGACGGGTTTATCGAGTACCTCCAGAAGTATGCCACGGACGATCTGGTGGTGCTGGCGGACCCGACGACCGGCGCGATGCAGGCGGTGCTGAACGAGACGGCCTTGACCGGCTTTGAGGTCGTGTCCTTCGAGCCCCTGTATCACCCCCTGTTTGGGCCGTGGTCGGACTGGATCGGCGGCGAGCCCCGCGACATCAAGGCATTCGCCAAATTCGTGCTGGGGCAGCGGCATGTGATTGTGGAGCCGGACCCGAGGATGCTGGCGATGATGCTGTCTCAGATTCGGGTCAGCAAGAAGGTCGAGGCGGCGGCGGGTTTTGGTGCCGAATCGACCAACGGCGTGATGATCGAGACGAAGATCAAGGGACAGGTCCAGAACGCGGTGGTGGACCTGCCCGAGACGATCGTGATCGAGTGTCCGGTGTTCATGGACTGTGAGCCGGCCCGGATGGAGGTGTCGCTGGTGATCGAGGACGCCGGCGGGGTACTGGTGCAGTTGATCTCGTCGGATGTCGAGCGTGAGAAAGTCGCGGCGACGCATAGGGTGCTGGACAAGGTCTCGAGCACGTTGGCTGCGGTGGTGAGCCTGGGTACGGTCGAGCACGGCCAGTGGTCGTATGTCAGCCGCAAGAACGACGGCTCGTTAGCGTAGCCGGTGAGTCGTCCGGCGAGGGCTGCTGTGTGCCTGAAGGCCGGGAAGTGGAACCATCAGTGAAAGGAAAAAAACGTGAAGACGAAGATGTCGAAGGTTGTGGTGCCGGCCGGTGAATGCCGGGCGGTGCTGGATGCCATGGTCAAGGGGGACTTGCTGGCCCTGGCCAAGATCAAGGGGGTGTCGGTTCGCGGCTCCAAAGCGGCGGTGATCGGCCGCATGGCGGCGGCCAAGGCGCTCATCTACCTGGAAGTCCCGGTGGGGATGGACGGCAAGAGAAAGGGGGCCAAGTGAGCCAGTTTTCGTTTGTGCCACTGGAAGGCATCGGCCAGTTCAACCAGGGCAAGGTGTACGAGGATTTCATGGAAAAGCTCGCCACGTTGCAGGACGAGTATGTGAAGTACCTGCGCAAGTACGGCGTGCGGGCCGCGAAGAAGAAGGCGAAGCTGACGTTGACGGTCGAGTTCTCGGCGGATGCCGACAGTCTGGCGGCGATGGTCGAGGATCACGAACCGTGCTCGGTGGACATCGCGTGTGATATCGTGGCCACGCCGCCGAATCCGCCGGCGTACACGAGCGTGGCCAGTGTCGACAGCAGCCCGAGCAGGGGCCGTGAGTGTCTGTTCGTGCAACGGGGCGGCTCGAAGATGGACTCGCCGCAGCAGGGGACGCTTCTGACGGACGATGGACGCCATCGCGTGGATGTCGAGACCGGGGAGATTTTGGAAGAGGCCCAGGCGTAGTTCTTGAGGGGAGGGGTTCCGGGTGGTTTGTCGTGATGTTTTGGGCAAAAACGGCTCGCGTACTTCTACAGGACTCTATATGCCTCTACGAGCGACGAACGGCCCGGACCTCTCCAATCTCCCTCGCGACGGGCAGATCGGGGCGTCTGGCTGCTAAGACCGAGGCTTCTCAGGCAGGTTACAAAGGGATTCAAGGACGAAAGGAATGTTGGATGGCGACCTTTGGCAGGGGCGGGCGGGTTCGTCCGCGAAAACGACAAGCGCCGGGCACGATGAACCAGACGGAGGCGGCGTATGCGCAGCGGTTGGCATTGCTCCAGCGCGCCGGGGAGATCCGATCGTTCCGCTTCGAGCCCATCAAGTTCCGGCTGGCCGACCGGACGTTCTATACGCCGGACTTTATGGTGGTCATGGGTGACGAGATTCAGTTCCACGAGATCAAGGGCGGCTACGTGGAGGACGACGCGGCGGTGAAGTTCAAGGCGGCAGCGGAGATGTACCCCGAGTTCGAGTTTCAGATGGTGTTCGCCGAGGTCAAGCGGGGGGAATTGAGAATCACGAAGGTGCTGGAGTATGGAGCATGAAGAAGAGCGTTTGCGTCGACCTGGACGGCGTGCTGGCGCAGTACGACGGCTGGAAGGGCGTTGAGCACATTGGAGATCCGATTCCCGGCGCGGTCCAGTTCACCAAGAAGCTCCAGGAGGTCGCCCGCGTGGTGATCTTTACGACCAGGACGAATGCCGATCCGGCGATTCAGGAGCGGAATGAATCCGTGGAGATGCTCACGCAGCGTGTCAGGCTGTGGTTGGACGCCCACGGCTTCGCCTACGACGAAATCTACACCGGCCAGGGCAAGCCGCTGGCGGCGGCGTATGTGGACGACCGGGCAGTGGTTTGTCGGCCGAGGGAGTGGCCGTGGGGTTTCAACGCGACCCTGGATTGCGTCAAGCGTCTTATTGGAGAATCGAAATGAAGAAGTGGATTTGTGCGGCGTATAAAGCGATTCGTGGTCTATTCAGGCGTGCTCCAGCGCAGGTTTTCTTTGGATGGTGTCAATGTGGTGGGCTGGTTATTGGTTCAAAAAACCACCCGTGTGATCGGTGCGGCAGGGTGCCTCGAAGGTATTTTAACTGCGAGATCGAATTGGTTCGCTTACGGGAACAACTCTTCAACAAGAGTGTCCTCTGGCACAAGACAAAAAGGCAACTCGTAGATCGCTCTCGCGAAATAGAGAGAGAGCTCCTTGAAGCTCGGAGTAAGTTGGTTGTCCTTGCCCGTCAGCGCGATGAGGTAGCTTGTCGGCTTAAAGAGAAAACATTCGACTATGACACTCGGACAGTCGTCGGCTACGAATCCCCGCCGACAGAAAATGGAGGCTTGAAATGAAACATATCCATCTCACGCAAGGCCAAGTTGCGATCGTCAGTTACGCAGACTTTGAGTGGCTCATGCAGTGGAAATGGTACGCTTGGTGGAACCCGAGTACAAAAAGCTACTACGCCAGGCGAACTATCCGTCTGGCGAATGGCAAACGCCGTCTACTTTTCATGCACCGTCTGATTCTCGGTTTGGAATACGGGGACACACGGGAAGGCGATCACATCAACCACGATACATTGGATGATCGCCGAGAAAACCTGCGAGTTGTCACGCGTCAGGAAAACACGTTCAACCAGAGTGGTGTAAAGGGCTATTGCTGGAATCATCGGGCGAAGAAATTCCAGGCCCAGATCACACTGGACGGGAAACAACACTTTCTCGGTTATTACGACACTACTTCCGATGCACATGCTGCGTATTTGGCAGCGAAGGCACGGTATCATCGAATCGGATAATAAGAGCGTGGAGATTGCATGACGAACATTGAATACCGCAAGGCGCGTGGCACAGACAAGCCGTTCCAGGGCACAGAGAAGCAGGTCAAGCGTCGCTGGTACGAGATGAACAAAGAGGCCATCGACGCCCGCCGCAAGAGAGAGAAGGCGTTCAAGGGCAAGCGCTGGAGCCGGATCGACTACGGCAATCCCGACCTGTACGAAATGGATGAGGACGGCGAGGAATGATGATGAACAGGATCATACACGGTGACTGTCTGGAGGTTCTGCCGAAGCTGCCCAGGGCGAAGATGATCTTCGCCGACCCGCCGGACAATCTCGGCATGAAGTACAACGGCTTCGAGGACCGATGGCCTTCGGACGCCTCTTACATCAAATGGCTTGCCGATGTGACAGAAGGCTTCCCCTCTCTCGCCTCGTTGGCGAAGAGGGTTGGCTTTACAGCAGAAAGGAAGTGACATGAGAGCATCGACGTTGTTGGTGGGGGCGATTTTCGCGAGTTTGTGTCTCGGGGTCTGTCCCGAGCAGTCGTCCCTTGATTTGCTGACGTGTCCGTTTGCCGTAGACCCGAACATGATTGCGGTCAACCCGGTGACGGGGGAGCGGTTGCCGTTGGACTACATCATCACGGATGTGGGCCGCCAGTGGTCCTACGACGGGTACGGGTGCGATGAAGACGGCAACCCGATGGTGTTCAGCGCGAGCAAGGGGACGTTGAGCCATCCAACGCCGGAGACGTTCACGCTGCGGGGGACGCAGACGGTGGTGGGCGTGGACTACATCCATATCAGCGTGACGGATGTTCCGATGCCACACCAGAGTCCGTCTACAGTCACCGGAACGTTGGTCGTGCTGGCGGTGCCGCAGAACCGGCCGCCGGTGCTGTGTGGAGGCAGGCCGTGAAAACGCGATACAAGCACATTCATTTTGTGCCCCAGGCGTTCGTTGGCGTCTGGAGTTGCGTGACAAATCGCGGTGCTGCGCTGTTGGGGACTGTCGGGCCTGGGGCCTGGAATCGCGTCACGTTCATGCCCGAGGCCGACACAGAGTTCAGCGCTGACTGCCTCAACGACATCGCTCATTTCATCGGACAGTTGGAGGCAGTGTGATTCAGGCGATAGTGATTCTGATTCTGGCAGCGCCGCCTGGATTGTATCCGGTGCCGGCGGCGGTGCGGCCCTACGTTCACCTGTTGCGCAACGAGCCGGAGTTCGTGGGATGGTGGCTTCAGCGCCGTGACAGCGTGCGCCCGCTGATTGATTTCAGTCGCGATCCAGGGATGCCTGTGCGCAAGCGCCAGCAGGCATGGCAGATGTGGCAGAAGCTGCGGCATCGAAAGGAGTAGCAATGGGACGTCCCCGCACCAATGAGTCGAACTGGTGGCGCGGGGAGGGTGAAGAGGTGGAGCACGAGGCGATGAAGGTGTTGACGGCGACCGCGACGGCGACGTTGCGGCGTCTCGATCCGCGAGGGAGCAATTTCGTGGAGGTGGGCGACTTGATCTCCGAGGGGTGGCTGCGGTCGATGCGGTACGCGGCGAGCTTGTCTCAGTGGGAGCCGCTGCAATGCTTGAAGCACATGATGGAAGAGTACCGGCGACTGCGACACCGATCGTTCTCGTGCAGCCGGAACCGGGAGCACGGGACTGTCCGGCTCAGTGAGGACTACCCGTTGGAGTGCCGGCGCGGCCAATGGGGCGTGCGGTGCCTGGACCTATGGGATCTGATTCGGGTGCGATGCACGCCGAGGCAGCGTCGGATGGTCCTGGCTCGATGGGAGGGCTGTGAGCGGCGCGAGATTGCGGATCGGGAAGGAGTGTCTGGAGAGACGGTTCGCCTGGAGGCCGTCAAGACCAGAAGGCAGATTGGGTCGGAGTGTGACGTGGAAACTTTCGGAAACGGACTTGACAGACCTTAACGAGATGATATACTTAGGCCATGCAGATCAGAAAGTCCGCCATTTACGGCTTGCGGTTGTGCAAGGTTCTCCTGGACCGGCAGGAGCCGATGACCCTGACGGAGCTTGGCAAGGCCATCGACCTGCCTCGCGGTGGGGTGCAGCAGGTGATGCTCTCGCTGGTACACGCAGAGATTGTGTCGAGCCGTCGCGGCCTGCGGGGCGGGTACATGCTGAACAAGAGGAACGTGACTGTCGCGAGGATCGTGGCGGCGTTCGTGGACGGCATCTGCGCGAAGGCAGAGGGCGACTCGAAGGAAGAGGCGGTGATCCGTCGCAAGATCGGTTCTTGTGTCACGCAGGCGTTGCGGAAGATGAAGCTCGACGACATTTGATCTTCGGTGCCTCATGCGAAGTCCGCCCTCACGGGGCGGCACGAGTGAGTCATCGTCTTTCCCTTGGCCCCCGTCTCGTCAACGGGGGCCTCTTTTTTTTAATTGTGGAGCCGGTTTTTCCTGGATTATCCTTGGGCTTCTGCCGATATACACGGTATACTTCTAACGGGAAGTATCCTTCATCAACCCCATACAGCGGGAGGTGGTTATGAAACGGCAGGAAGTTCGATTGGCGGTGGCGGTCTATGTGTTGTTGTGCCTGGGTGGATTGGCGCGGGGCGGGCAGGTGGATTGGATGGAGGTGACGTGGCAGGCCATCTGCTGGGTGGAATCGCGAAACGATCCGAACGCCTACAATGCGGCGGAGGACGCGGCGGGGATCGCCCAGATACGGCCGTGCTACCTCCAGGATGTCAACGAGTACCTTGGGGCGGCGGTGTTCGGATTGGCGGATCGGTACGATCCCGAGGCCAGCCGGGCGATGTTCGAGACGTACATGGAGCGGTATTGCCGGGACGGCGGGCCGGAGCAGTGGGCACGATGTCACAACGGTGGGCCTCGCGGGCCACAGAAGGCGTCCACGCGGGACTACTGGCAGCGGGTGCGCCGGTTCCCGGCTCTGGCGAGACTTTTGGCCTCAAATTCATAAAATTTTCGGGAAATCTCGGATTTTTTCTCTTGACATAGGTGGATATAGTCGATATACTTTATATAGACTCAACA